CATGACAAAAATAATTACTGACCCCGTAGTTGACCAAGGCAATTTCAAGTACGCGGTAACCGTTGTTTTGGAGCCGCACGAATATCAGACGGCTGCGAGTGTCGGTGCACGGCGCGTCACCACGTCGATTTTTCGAGGTAATAAAAACAAGCATGGATTTTCCAATGGCCATGGATGGGAAATCCACATTGAGGGTGCGTGTGCGGAGATGGCTGTCGCAAAACACTTCGACATTTATTGGGATGGCTCAAACGGCACGTACAAATTGCCAGATCTTTCCGGCTTGATGCAAATCAGATGGACCGCCTACAAGAGCGGAAAACTCATCGTGAGACCGGAAGACGATGATTATCACCGATTTGTTCTGGTCACCGGCAGGTGTCCGAACTACGTCATCCATGGGTACATGCAGGGTGTTCAGGCCAAAGACCCAAAGTATCTCGACAACATGGGAGATTCTGATCGGCCGGCTGCGTACGCGGTTCCACAATCAGACTTGCTCGACATTAGGGAAATTTGCTGAGTATGGCCGTTTGGTGGAACGAGATACTCTCCGGCATCATGCTGGCCTTTTTTGAGGTTGTTGCGCTGTACGGCTACCGACACGCCAACCGCCAAATGTGGGCAGGGTGGATTCTTGTTTTCATAAAATACCCGGTCGTGTTTTACACAATAATGGTTTTGGGTTATTGGGGTTTCGTAATCCCGTATTTGACTCTTCTGTTTTATGATGTAAAACGATGCCGCAATTGGTGCAGTGTCTGGCTGAATCCTGAGCCATTCTGATGTTCAAGACTTTTTACGAGGACGGCTCGGTCGTTCTTGTAAAAGGTAGCGCGTTTGAGTTCTTGCCTTCGCTGTCAGCCGGTTTTGCGGCCGCCGTCATAACGGACCCGCCATATGACCTGGATGGTGAAAAGATTGAATCTTTAGACCAGCAATTTGTGCGAATAGCCAAAGGAAAAATTGTATTCATGCCCCCGGAAAATCAGTGGGTAAATTCAAATCAATTCGGCTTTTGGGTAAAACCGATCAGCACGAAAAATACTTCGCGAAAGTATTCGCGGTTCGTGGAAATGATTTTCTTCGGTGGCAATCTTTCGTGGAACACGGATCGGCACTGGAGTCAGTACACAAATGTATTTACCGACCTGGTTGAGGGTGAGACTGCACATCCATACGAAAAACCCTTTTCCCTAATGAAACGTTTGATTCTTAATCACACCACCCCAAACCAGATAATCATTGACCCGTTTTGCGGCAGTGGAACAACGCTGCTGGCCGCAAAACAGACCGGTCGAAGGGCAATAGGCGTGGAGATCGACAAGACATATTGCGAAATCGCCGCCGAACGGCTCAAATCCCTGAGGTAGTCATCCGCCAGAAACGCTGTTGCGCAACTATTCTTTGCCCATGGCAAAAGGTAAGAAATCAAGTGCAAAAGGCGTTCAGCAACGAAGGCGAATCCATCCGATTACGAAGGTTGTTGAGATGATTCCGGGAACCAAGGCTGGAAGAAAACGTCAGCGTCTACCGATCGGCCACGAGCTGAGGACGCACGACCTTCACGGTCCTGTGGGCAAGAGGAAGCCACGCAACGTAACCAAAAACATTTCAGATGAAGATTAATCCATCGCTCAAATCACTCCTTCTTCCAATAGAAAAACTCGTTCCGTTGGAATCGAATCCGCGTCGCGGAAATGTTGACGCAATCGCCGCGTCCTATGCGGAGTTTGGGCAGGTAAAGCCCATCGTCGTAAGGCCAAATGATGACGGTACATTTACCGTGATCGCCGGCAATCACCAGCTTCAGGCTGCAAAGTCTTTAGGTTGGGATTCAATCGCGGCCGTACAAATGGATGAAGACAATGACACGGCTATCGCCTTTGCCCTTGCTGACAATAGGACGAGCGAACTCGGGTCGGTTGATGCGGCATCGCTAATTCAGATGATTCAGGATGTGTCAATAAATTTCCAGGACCTCATCAGCAATCTTGGATGGGATGAATTCGAGATGGCGGCGATGGAGGAATTCGCCTACGTCAACGCGGACGACGAAAGGGGATATGTCGCTCCCACGGTCGTTGAGCCGTTGCCGATATCTGTTTCCTCGGCGCAAACCACGGAAACCGAGGCGCGAAATCCAGTAGAGCTCGACCAAAATAAAGCTGCCGTGATAGGTGCGGCCACGGCAAGCCTGGGTCAAAAGGCTGTGGTTCAGTACACCCTGGTGTTTGATAATGCAGAGCAACAGCGTCGGTGGTATGAGTTTGTCAGGTTCTTGCGCGCATCCCCGACCTACGAAGGGGATACCACGGCGTCAAAGCTTATTGAATTTATTGAGGCAAACGCAGAGTTTTGATTCCGATTTATTGTCAATAGAATTATTGACATGCAAACGTTTTTACCCTACGACAGTTTTATAAGATCGGCTACCTGCCTGGATGTCAAGCGACTCGGTAAGCAGCGAGTTGAAACCCTGCAAATCCTGAACGCCCTGATGGGGAAATCAAAAGGTTGGGTCTCGCACCCAGCCACCAAAATGTGGCGTGGCCACGAAGCCGGCCTGAGCTCGTACGGCATTATTGTATGCCGAGTCTGGCAAATGCACGGTTTCTACGACACCTGCATGCACAAAATCCAGGCACTCGTGTCGCCCGACCCGGAAGACCTACCCGAGTGGTTTGGGGACGAAACCTTCCACAACAGCCACAAGTCCAACCTGTTGCGAAAAGAACCAAACCACTATTCCCAATTCAACTGGGAGGTGACGGACGATCTCGACTATTATTGGCCAGTATGATTGATAAGACTCATCAGTTGGCAGCGGTAAAGTCGAGATTCGCCGCCGGTTATCCAGTCGAAATACGCTGTGACCGTGGTTGGTATCAGTTGATAATTGACTGCGACCTCGAGCTTGCCGCGATCGACCCAGACTACGAAGTTTTTCAAATAAAAGAAAAGTTCGGAACCCTGCGATATTACTTTTCCCCATCAAAAGGCATGGAACACTTCCGCAGAAAAATGAATGAAATCGTGGGGGTGTACGAGTCCGTTTCTTCCTACAAGTGTGAGCTTTGCGGACAAATGGGTGCAACACTCAGTAGAAACTCGGGTTGGTTTAAGACCACGTGCAAGATGTGCACAGGTGACTAGACAGAGGCTATTCCTCGACGTTTCCTGTGTTGACGCTGCTCGTGCACGAATGCGACACGTGTACGACACATTTGACACGGTCTGTGTTCAATTTTCCGGTGGTAAAGATTCAACGGCGGTCCTTTATCTGGCCAAAGAGATTCACGAGGAGCGCAAACTTGGTCCGGTGAAGGTAATTTTCCGAGACGAAGAAATGGTGAGTCCGGCAGTTGTTCGCTTCATGGAAGAGGTGCGCAACTACGACTGGGTTGACATGGAGTGGTATTGCCTTCCTCAGGGGCAGGAGATATGGGTTTTGGGTCGCCGTGAGTATTGCCTTCTTTGGTCAGAGCAACGGCGCAAAGACGGCCGGTTGGTTAGGGATATGCCTTCCTACGCAATCACGGCTAAACATTTCGGACTAGATCCGTCCAAGGCCGTGCCCGACTCGATCGACTACTACACGCTGCAAGGCAAAAAGGGTCGTACGGCTTTCGTTATGGGGGTGCGAGCAAATGAGTCAATGATGCGATACCGGTCTTGCGTTCAAAAACTTCACGAAAACTACATCGTCGCCCCATACAAAATGAAACGCTCAATCCCGCTCAGGTTTGCCAAGGTCATCTACGACTGGACAACCGACGACGTCCTCAAGTTCATAATCGACGAACACAAAGCGGCATACTGCGAGTATTACGACTACGCAGCTATCACGGGAAGCAATTCCCGTGTCGGAATACCCTTACACGCGGTTGCAATACGCCGGATCGGGGATGTTATTGCGACAGAGCCAGAGTTCTATGACCGTCTTGTCGAGTGCTTTCCGCACATCGATGCCCAACGGTTGTGGTGGAAAGATTTTGATATTGAGGCTTGCATCCGTAGGTATTCCACCTATGGTTGGGATGGGGTAAAGATGTGCATTGACGACAACGTAGTCACCCCAGGGCTTCATAGACGGGCGATGGCTTTTGCAGCCGAGTTTCGTAAAAAGCACGCCAGAGATCCGCGTTCTTACCCAGTTCATTGGTTGATTCGGAACATTCTGATGCACGAATTCCACATAACGGCAGTCAACCCGATTGGCCCGGGAACAAAGGCGTATTCGATTCAGCAAGCAGTTGAGCAAACTGACGCCAATATGTTGGACGCCAAGGACGACCTTACTTAGTTTTGGTCGTCAAGGAACCTATGTTCGGGATGTTCGCTAGTACGCTCGACTTTGAACCGGACACGGCCTGGAGCCGTTCGCTGACCGTGGGCAAGGATTTCTGCATCATTGCCTCAACCCTGTTCAATTGTTCACCGAGCGCTTTTACCAATGCGGCAAGAGAGTCGAGAGTCGTTTTGATTTCGCGGAGTTCGTCTTCGTTGGTGTAGCTGTTCATGTTCATGCTCCCAGCCTATCGTTATTTCGTCTTGAATTCGGTCCACGTTTTGTCGCCGACCCCAAAATAAGCCCTGGCATAGCCGGCACCAATGATGTCATCGTTCAGGCATGCCGTTGTTTTTTCCTCTATTTGCGGGGATGAATAGACGTTGGCGAGCACCCGGCCGTACTTCTCGTTTTTGTCGAGGACGGTCTTGATGTAGACGGTCTTATGGCGGTCAAGCCAATCCGTAGTAAACGCTTTTGCCTTTAGCCCCATTTGCTTTTCTGCGGCGTCCTTCGTTCTTGACTCGGGGGTGTTAATACCGTAAAGACGAACTCGCGCCTTAATCAGCACGTCAAAGCCAAGGTCGATAACACAATCAAAGGTGTCGCCATCAACAACCCTTTTCACCTCGGCCGAATAAAAGAATCTGTTATCCATAAAAACTCCTAACTTTGTTTACATGGGTGGTCTTTTGCCCAGAACCCTTCGTCCTGGCCCTTGTACCAACCGAACGATGAAAGATTGTCGTACATTCGCTGAAGCGACCTGAAGTGCGAGCATCTTCCGAACACCATGGCAGATCTTGCCATTTTGTATAGACGAATTTGGGAAAGTGTTTGTGGGACCTGTTCTTGGTCTCGCACGTCGTCGGGTATCCAACGCCCCTGTTTGATGTCCCATCCGTAGGCGGCAGCGGCGTTTTGCAGATTTTCATCAAGGCGTTTCAAAAACTCGGGATCCTTTCTGAGTTTTTCGATCTCTTCATCCGGAACCCTAAATCTTTCACCGTAGGTATTGGAGACCTCGTCGATCGGAAACGCCCACCAATCAAAATGCTCTCTATGGAAATTTTTCCATTCCCTCTTGCTGGCCCACTCACTGAATTTTTGATGCTGCTCTGTGTTGCGCACCATCAAATCATCTGTTCCGCCATAGGTGGTGTATTCCTCGCTTTGCGTGTAATTTGACCATTGGTTTGGGTCGAATAGTGAACCCTGGGTGTTTCCGCCGTCGCGACTCGTCCTTGAAACCGTGTCCGCCATGGGGCCGTCAAACCAACCATCCCAATCATCTTCCGAAAGGAACCCCTGCTCGGCCCATTCCGCTGTCGAGACGTTCCCCTCTTCGTCGTACTCAAGACCCCATGAGCTGATTTCTTTTTCTTTCTCGAAACGTTCACGAAGTTCGTCTTCGTCGATTGTGTTCATGAAATCGTAGAGGTCTTCGTCTGTCGGGGTCTTTCCCTGCTGCTGCCAAAAATCATTTTGCCAGGGTTCGATATATGCCTCGTAGATAAAGTCAGCAAACGCCTGCTCCCTGTTCTCCCTTTCGCTCGGGGTCTCAAACACCGGATGATCGTCAGGGACGTCCCCCGTCATTCTTCCAATTAGACCAGTGGGACTATTTCCCGTATCCAGAAAAACCGCGTCGGCAATCCTTAGTCCTGTTTCCGTCCGAGTTTGTTTTTCAAGCTCTTCGCCCTCGAGTAGCGATTCTTGATCCCGTTTCTTCAAGGAGTTGACTTTTATCTGCCTGACACTCTCTCTTGAAACGCCGAATTTTCTCGCTATTTCTGAATCATTTTTTCCCTGCGCCCGCAGCTCAAGATATCTGTTTTCCAAGTCAGTCAATCGTCGCGGCGGGATCTGGCTTTTCTTGGGAAACAAAATTTCCTCGTCCAGGTATGCATCACCCCAAATATCGGTCGGGTGATAACCAAAAGCGTTGATTGCTATGTTGTCCGCGGCAAAAGAATTGATCGAAGCATTCTGTTTCTTCATTTTCTTCAGCGTCCCGTCATCTATACCGAGGAACGACTTCTTTTCGTCATCTGTCAACCCTTTGAGCAGGTCCTGCTTGAGAATTTCCGCGGTTTTGAGGGGTCCGCCGGTGGAGATATCTCTTTCCGAAACGCTGGTCGGCCGTATCGGACTTGTTCTTTTATATCTACCCACCACCGACAGGTTTCGATTCGGTCTTGTAATCGAGACATCAGGTGTTGGAATTTTAGGTTTGTCGGGTCGTTCAAAAATCGTGCCGTCCTGCACAGTCAAATCCCCATCCGCATTCCTTGCATCTGGGTTGAAAACAACTCGTTTCGCCATGTGTATAGATTACATCAGTTGTAAAACTGAATTATGTGGGCCTTAAAAGCCACAACCCCCGCCTTCCCCCTTGCGGGTTCGGGCGAGGGTTGCGACTTAGCGCTTGAGTGAATTACGCGCTTGGAGCTGCGTCGAACGTGACCTTCACGAACGCTTCCGGACGCTTGACCGCCAGCGCCATGCGCTGCTCGGCCAGGATCACGATTGCGTTACGCACGAAGAAGTCTGCGTGCTGTTCCGAAACTCGGATGCTTGCTGTGTCGCGGTCGTAGATCTGGGCTGCCGTACCGAACGCACCGATGAGAGCTGTGCCCTCGCCGATGGCTGGGGTTTCGACAACCGGGATTCTCCACAAACGCGGGGTTCCACCGAGTGCGACGGACACGGCGACCAAGTATTGGCCGTTGAGGTCCTTCGACAGCTCCATGTCTTCCCAATCGTTCGGGTGAAGAACGACGCCGGTCGGTTCATAGTACGCCAAGAAGGACAGCGTGGCGGCGCGACGAATCGCGTCAGCCTTTGTGTCTGCAACCGGCGTTGTTGCACCATCCGACCAGTCGTAGGTCTGGATGCCCGAAGTCTGGAGGACGCCAGCGAGGTTCTCGCCAGTGCCGTCGCCGTTGAGGATTTGACTGTCCTCAAGCAGGCGCAGACCGTACATCAGCTCGTTGTCGATGATGCTGCGAAGCTGTGGCTCATCCGCAAGGACGTTGCGGTGGGCGGCTTCCCAGTGGGCCATCGTGCGAACCGGTGCCTGATGTCCAGTGAACTTCAGACCCGACTGCGGCTTGGCGGTGAACAAAGCGCCTGTGCGCTCGGCAACAGTTGCCGCGTTGTTGGTCGGAGGCGTCTGGCCAGCCGGCGAGGTGTAGCCGATTTGACGGAAGTACTCGATGACTGCAGCCGTTGTTGAACGTGCCGGGAAAAGGTCACGAACACGACGGGTGCGGGTCGGAGGGGAAACCATCGCATCGCGCTGGAATGTTCCAAAGTTCTCGACTGAGGAAATCGGGGACGCTGGACCGGTCGGCATTGCGGTGAAGACATCCTTCACGTTGTAATTGAACGGCGCGATCATGTTTGCGCCATTCTTTCCACCGTTGAGTGCCTTGAACTCCGCCGACTCGAGGAACGCCTGGCCGACGCTTCTGGTCGCGTGGGACTGTGTCGGCTGACTGGCTGCAGCGGCTGCTACAGACTCTGTCGCCGGCTCGTCTCCCCACGAGGAAACGCTTTCCATTTGCTCGAGACCCTCGATGAGGCTCTTGATCTCGCGGATGTCGCTCATATTGCGATCAAACGCGGCTTTCTGATCTGCTGAAACAACAACTGTTCCATCTTCGACCTTGAACGAGTCGGCGATGGTCTTGTTGTCAGCCATTTTTGTGCGGAGCGCTGTCTGCAGCTCTCGCACTCTTGACTTATCTGACATTGGGGTGATCCTTTCGTGGATCGTGAAAATTGCTTGGATATGACGATGACACAACCACTCAGGTGAGCACCTAGCAAATATGTCTTTACTTAGAGTAACAAACCTTTGTTTGTTTACGGCGGAAGAGCCCCTATGCGAACGGAATTTCTGGGACGATTCCCTCCGCCTTCATTTCTTCCAACTCCTTGACAAGCCCGGCGTAGTCTTCTCGGTTCTTCGGTGTGTCTTCGAGACCTGATTCTTCAAAAGTTTTGCCGTCCATAGCGGCCATCGCCATTTTTTCCACAGGGGCAAGTACGGCCTTAAGGGCCTTTGGTGATTTTTTGGGGGATTTATCTGCCATATGCCGTTCCAGTCTACATTTCAACAGTTCTAATGGTCTGTCCAATTATCCATGTCGAGTTCAGTGATTGCAAACGAATCCCCGGTGGTGCCATCGGCTTTTGTAACCGGGATGATGGTGAGAACGGCTTTTGAAGCCCTATTTTGCGATCTGACGACCCTTCCGTTCTGGGCGGGGGTGAACAAACCTATGGGTTTTGATGAGTCGAGGACAAATGTTGCCGCCATCTGAATTCTGGTCGGATCGTTTGTATCGTAAAAAACGATTTCGTCAAGTAGCGGGTCGGGGTTTCCAAACTCGATTGAATGCATGAGACGCGCCCGTACCCCGTTCATTGACTGACCATGCATGTGCTTTGGAACTTTTCTTTTGGTTTCTTTTGACCTAGCCCTCATGCGCTTGAGCGCAATATCTTCTTCGGCAAAAAAGTAATATCCGACAACTTTATACCCAGAAGCGCGTGCAATACCAATCACTTTTTGTATTTCGTCATCTTGAAGTTGGCCGAGGCTGTCAAATACAATATCTTTCCCCGTTTTACTAACGCGCATCGAAGCCTGTTCTCTTAGCATCGTCGCCATCAAAGCGTTGATACCTATTTGTTTGCTTTCATCATGAACGGTTTGCGCCGCCATTGATTCATATTTGGTTTTCTTTGAAGTAGCCATAAAGACAAATTCCGGCATGATCAATTTAATTTCATCGTTATCGATTGTGACAGCTTGTTCGCGGGTCGGTATTCCTGCCAACCCAGATTCACGAATCGATGATTTGAGCGAACCACTCGGGCCGCCAATAATGTAGAGAACTGGTTCTGCCCTTCTTTCTGAATCGGGAACGATTGCGTTGACGCGGTCCTTGTAGGGAGCCCACAGGTTAAAGAACCTTGTGCGGTCAACATCAAGTCTTAGCTGGGAGTCCGGGTCCGTAAGTAGATTTCGAGAACCCACTGAATAATGTGACTCCGTTGTGTAACCATTGTCGTAGTGCCCCGTTGTAAACGTTGACGGAGCAAGAGTGATTCCCAGTTTCATCAGCAAATCGCTGCCCGAGATGGCGCCAGTTAGTCCATCCTTGGACTGGTCGAGTCTGTTTGCAGAACTATTTTCATCAAAATCAAAAGAGAGCTGGGCCGGCGCTTGAGCGACCGGCAAAGTCTGTTGCGTTACTTTTTGACGCTTACGTTTGGCGGCTTTTCGTGTGCTGCCCTTTCTTCTGCTACCCAACAGTATTTGGGGGTTGAAACTTGGATCTCTGTCTTTACGAATCGCACCGTATACGGCTTGCTTCCTGGACTTAAACGGCCCTGCGACCCTCGAGTTGTTGTTTTGCGTATCGACAATGTCGAACGTTCCATCGGGATTCATCTTGATGTCGTAGCGCTGAGAAATCGCACCGGTAATACCAAACACCGGGTCATTCATCTGCTTGTATCGAGGATCGGATGGTCTGATCAATTCAAAGGGTGTGTCAATATCGCTGTCCGGCGTAATCGGGAATTGTTTTTGTCCAGAACTCGCTCGGTTTGTATTCACCTGTTCAATAATCCTTCGATTACGTATGCGTGCCGCACGCTCATGTATCCCGAGTTTTTCTGAAAGCTTTGACGATTCACCGGAAAAAGCTTCCTTCATAAATGCGGCATGACCGAACGCAATATGACCGTCCCCGCCCAAGATTTCTGACATCGGGATGAACTGTGCTTTTTTGGCATCGCTTCCCGCAACGGCCTCTGTCGTATATGGGACTTTTACCGACATGCCTTGAACGGTAACGCCCTCAACAAATCTCGGATCCCAGTCACGAGATTGAATGATGCCCAGGTTCCGCACTTGCATGTTTTCGGCCGAGATGCCCACCTCTTCCTTCATTTCTCGCATAGCTGTTTCAACCAGGGTTTCCCCTTCGTCGTTCAGACCACCGGGCAAGGCTCGCGCACCTGTAAAAGGACCACTCTTTCGACTGATAACCAACACCTCTGTTGCCTTTAGCGGATCTTTTTCGTTCGGATTGATTCTGTAAACAACAACGTCTGCACCACGGATGGGGGCTGTTTTGGCGTACGACCAGTCGTTGCTTGACCACTTCACGTCCTCGTCGTCATCTCGGCCATCAAAGTATCTGGAAACATTAATTTTTGATTTTTTCGCCTCGCGATTCAATCCGCGAATAGTCTGTTTTTCGCGCAACGATCGCCCCATACCAAAATCATCTCGGTCGCCCCTAATGATGCGGTTCCCGGCGCGACGAGCTTGCATTTCAACGCGGCTAGAAACCGGCGCATTTCCGCGTTGGCCCCTCTTCCTCTTGCGTGGGGGGACCGTTATCTCCTCCAGACTGTCCAGCCACTCGGCCAGTTGTCGCACTAATTTATTGTTCTTTAGGCTGGGAACAATGTCCGTAAGGCGCGTCAAGCGACCGCGGGTGTCGCGGTCCTTGCTGTTTCTGCCCGAGTACTCGAACAGTTTTCTTGCTTTT